GGGAATGTTACTTCGCTTGGGAATGATAAGGTTACTGCTCCAACTGAAGTATTTGCAGCAATTTGATTTGAAGTTCCTGCAATACTTGAAACTCCACCAGATGCATTGAATGAAAGGGTTCCTGCTTCATCATTATAAGTAATTGTAATATTTGTTTGTGTACCAGCCGCAATTGCTGCTGCTACTGCGTCTACAGAAGCCTCTGTAAAATCTGAAACATTTCCAGATGTTACTGAAATTGTGTTGCTTGTAGAACTAATTGTTTTATTTGTAAGAGTTTGTGTTCCAGAAGTTGTAGCTACTGTTGAATCAATTGCTATAGTTACTGCTGAAGATCCATTATATGAAGTTCCAGAAAGCCCAGTTCCTATTGTTAATGCATTTGGAGCAGATGCAGTTATTGTTGTAGATCCTCCAAGTGAAACAGAGCTTCCATTTATTGTTACTGAAGAATTTGTTAATTTATCATTTGCAATTGATCCTGCAAGCATTGTATTTGTGACAGTTCCAGTATCTCCGCTGGTTATTACTGTTCCAGTGACATTAGGGAAAGTAATGGTTCTGTCATCTGTGGGATCTACGACTGTTAAAGTTGTTTCATAAGAATCTGCTGTTGAGCCCTCAAATATAATGCCACTTCCATCAATAATTGGGGATGTTAAAGTTTTATTTGTAACTGTACTAGTGCTTGCTTCTGTAAGAACATTTGATCCATTTACAGTAGCAGATGAGCCTTCTACTACAAGGCCATTTTTAATTCTGAAGGCTTTATCTACTGTTGCCATTCTTTTCTCCTTATAAGGGTCTAAGCCTTTAGACCAGTTCGGTAAAACCTAATAGTCATTGGGCTAAGTGTTGGTGTCACTGTCATGCTAATTGTACCAGAATTTAAGTTAGCAGAGATAGTCCCCACATCGTTGCCACTACTGGAAACTGATGCAAACTCTGTTATATTTTGATTAGTACCATCAAAAACTATATTAATTTCACTACTTCTATAAGAACTAGATCCAGCATGTGATAGTTGAACCATATATTTTATAGTTCTCCAAGTAGATGTATCTATGGTATCAAATACTGTAGCCGATTCTATACCATTAATAATTACTCCATTATTTCCATCCCCACCCAAAACATCAGCCCTAAAAGAAGTAGTGTCAATTAAATCTGCGTAATCTTGGCCATTTGGCTTATCACCAGTTTCAAATTTTGATTTTAATTGACTAATTGGAATTATGGCCATATTAAGATTATATCATAAAATATAGTTATTAATACCTATAATAGCGATACCAATTGGTGCTGGATTAGTAGGGTTATATCCAGGAATGGTTATATTTGTTACACGAATTTTAAAGGGGGTATCATAAATAACATATACTTCATAGGGGTTTTTATATATAACTTGTGAAAAACGACTTTTACAGTCCTCTATTATTTTTGAGTACCGTTTATTTTTTTGAATAACTGTTGCTGTAGCCATTAATCTGTAAAATCTTCAATAATTTTTACTGTACCCTGTAAAACTGTCCATACTATTGAATTTCCTTCTGTTGAAATTTGAATATCAAATTGATCACCTGTTTCTAAAATTTCTGTTTCATCATGTGCAAGAAATACGGTAAATTCTCCTGGACCATCGTCTGGATCAGATTCTGGAGTTATTTCAAGAACTATCGTTTCTGTTGATGGTCTATAAAAGTCCATACTAATAGTCCAGTCTTCAATTACCAATGGATTTCCACTATCATCTTGTACATACATTTTAAATGATGCAGTATCTCCACGAACAATTGTCCATAATGACTGTGGTGGTTCTGAGCCTATTGAAACATTTCCTTGATTTCTATATTGTGCCATTATGCCAAACCTGCCTTCAAAGATCCCCACGTACCATTTCCTTTAAATGCTCCAACTATTATAATTCCATTTGCATTAGATTTTGCTACTACTCCAATAACACCGGAATTAGTTATTTCTGTTATTGGTTGTGTAGTTGTTAAGCCACCAGAAGATCCGACATACAATCTGCTACCAATTGAATAAGAAACTGTATTTACACCAGTAAAAATTCCTGATATAACGACTACTCCATCTGAAGAATCTGCAATTGCTGCCTGAGCTAATCCCAATACTGGAAAAGTTGTTAAATTTGATGCCTGAGATTTTGTTATTTCTGGTTTTCCAGACACAGAATCAAATCCTGAAATATATACTGGATCTGTTTTATTTATTGTTGTACCACTATTATTTGTTACTTCAATTGTATGATATGGCAAACCTATAGTAGGCAAGACAGACTCCAGCCTTTCAGCCAAAGACTGTATATCTGATGCAACATCTACTGGATCAGATAGTAGTGGGTAAGGTAAATCGTATGTTGGTGTTTCGCCTGATGCCATAATCAGTCTATTATATCATTAAAACAAAGTTTGGTATAATGGAATATACCTATAAATGGAGGGAAAAATATGAATAATGTTTGGATAGTAGTTCCAATCATTTCCAATGACTTAGATTTATCTGATTTTGTAGAAAAATTTACTGGTAGCTATATTGCCCCAGAATTCTATGAATCTGAAGTATTTAATCGGGAGACCAGAGAGATAGAAAAAAATAATATAAGCCATCCTCATTTTAGAGAATCTGGCCCTGATTTTTCTAATAAAATTATTTTTGTTAATACAAAGCCTGGTTACACAGAGTATGAAAATATTGTTCATTTAGAAGATTTTAATGATATTAGCATATACCGTTATTGGAATTTAGGAATTGACTATGCCGTAGCTAACGGTGCAGAATATGTTGTTTTATTAAATGGAGTAATTAATTTTGACCCATTTATTATTAATGACTCATATGATGAAATTATTAAACAAGAAAAAGAATTAGTAAATATATTTGACGGCGCTGTAATGATTTTATCTGCATCATCATCCTTACGGCCAGATAATCAATTTCAAATTTGGTTTGGAGATAATGACCTATATCGCAGATCGGAATCTGTTTTAGGATATAGTAGATCTGACTATTTTAAACTAGACTATTTAATTGATCATAATCATGATGAATCTTTTAATGCAATTGTTAAGTCTGATGAGATTAAATATAATGCTAAATGGAACTAATTTTTTCAAATAGCTCATTCCATTCTCTTGCTCTTGCTTGCCAAGAATAATTTTCATTATAAAAATCAGACTGTTTTTGTAATTTACTTTGTGTTGCAATAGACCAGTAGTTATCTATTTCTTCGTTAAGAATCTTGGCATATGCTGGAATAAAAGTTTCTGGTACTGCTTGCATTGGCATTAATCTTGCATATTCTGACCCAGTTTCATATAAAGCTCCTAAATTAGTAGTAACCATACGGCACCCAGCAGCTCCTGCTTCAACCATAGCTAAACAACATGTTTCTTCAAATGTACTTGGATAAGCAAAAATATGTGCTTCCTGCAAAGCTTTTTTAATTACATCATTTGTAGCATAACCCATATAGTTAACATTTTTCATATTACGAGCTATTTCAAAGTGTTCTTCATATACCCCGTTTGTATGTGCTTCATATCCAGAGCCATACATTTTTGCTGATGAGTATATATCAAGCTCAACATCATCTCTATTTAGCATCTCAAACGCTGGCAAAAGCATGTCTAAGCCACGAAAAGGAGCAGAGGTATATATAAGCTTGATCTTTCCATCTTTTGGCTTTGGTTTAAACTCTATTGGCTCAATAGCGTTTTTAATAACATACGCATTTTCAAGCGGTATTCTAAATAGCCATCTATATTTTTCATGCTGCCAATTAGATACATAAACAAATGAATTAATAGCATTCATAAATGATGGATCCAAATACCCTGGTTTTAACGATGTATCACTATGAGCCAGATGCTGCCATAATATATTCTTTTTTGTATATTTAATATTTTTAAAATATGGGTTAGACAATATAATATTTATATCTTTATGCTGTTCTATATTTGTGTATTTATATAGTCCATTTTTTAATATTTCCGTGCCGCCCATTGGAGGCATAATATCATCCACATTTAAAGAGTTTTGTGTCTTTTGTAGCCAATCCATATTTGCTCCTAATTATATGTTTTTTTCTGCCAAAACTGTTGTTTATATGAGCGAACAATTTTTGATTTTAGTAAAAATCCATTTTTACGATTAGCATCTTCATCAAACTCTATTATTTTACTTTTCCAATCTTCTCTTTTTAAAGGAATAACTTGGCAAATTGGAGTACCCTTTTCAAGAATAAAAATATCTTTATCAATTACAGAATCAAGCAATTGAAATGGAAATTCTACTCCAAGATTATATATATCAGTATCAACTACTCCAGAAAAGGTTCTAAATGGTAAATCATGTCTATTTAATGGATGAGTGAATAAAGCACTATATCCTTTTGGAGTAATTATCCTCCATCCTGGTCTCCATTTAAGAAGACTTGACGATCCTCCAAATGGGGCTGGAAGACCTGGTGCTTGTTCTGGTCCATGCTGTCCTATAAAATTGATATTAGTAGCCCAACGAATATTTATCATTCCTTTGTCATTTTTTCTAAATTCCATATCAAACGGTAATTCAAAAATATACCCAGAACTTAGTCCATCAAGAAATGGAGAACATCCTTTTAGAGTAAGATTACTAACAGCAACTCCATCTTTTGATAAGCCATCAATTTTTTCATCATCCATTCTTGTTGGCATATTTTTATACCATTCAGGAATTGCTTGAATTGCTGGCTTTGGACTATCAAAAAGTAACTCTGTCTCTTTATCAAATGGCTCAAATTCAATATTCATTACTTATCCATTTGTGGGTACATTTTTTGCAGTACATCTATCCAATGTAGTTTAAAAGTTTTTTGATGGGTTACTCTAATTTTTGGATCCACCCAAATATCAAACCCACAATTAATTGCTTTTGTACACCAAGAAAGATCTTCTCCTATTAATATAAATTCTGGACTTGTATCTTTATTCTCATCTGTATTGGGAATAGCAACTGGTCCAAACCATGGTCTTGGCATTTTTTCAAATACTCCATTTTTAACTGCTAAAAAACCAAATCCAACTCCAGCAACTTTAAATGGTTCTTTTTTTTCAAGAAGCATTTGTTCTGGCATCATCCCACCTCTTGGTTGGTTATAAATTGGAACATGACGGTCTTCCATTAAATAACAACCTGAAATAATATCTTTATCTGAATTGTATAATCCAAAAAAATCTGATGGCTCCCACTCTATATCTGAGTCAATCCAAACAATTTTGTCATATGTCCATTCACCACTACATGGTTCTGTCATCTTAATATTATTTGTATCCCAACCACCAATTGTAGACTCTCTTGCCATTGCGACTAAAGATCCACCCTGATTTAAAAAATTCCATGTAAGACCTTCTTGATTTAGAATATAAGTTGTTTTTAAAATACTTCTCA